AAAAATAAGTATATTATGACTCAAATGATTTAGGGGATTTTCTATTAGTAATATAAGACTAATATGCCAGTAAAAAATCCCCAAATACAATCATATAAATTTAATTGTATTGATTGTAACTACAAAACCGCTAACAAAAAAGATTTTACCAAACATATTTTAACAGCGAAACATATACGACTAACCAATACTAATAAAAAATCCCCACATTATCCCCACTACATATGTCATTGTGGTAAACAATATAAGCACATGTCATCGCTATGTAAACATAAATCAACATGTAATCACAGTCAGCAACAAATAGATACAGAAGATATTCAAACAAATGTACATGTTCAACCAATGGATACAAGTCTTGTAATTGAATTACTAAAACAGAACCAGGATTTCAAAGAGTTGATGATGGAACAAGCAAAGCAGTTAGCCGACCAACAAGAGCAAAATAAAGTGTTATTAGAACAGCAACAACAACATAATAATCAACTGATGGAAGCGGTCAAAGACGGCAAAATCGGTAATACTATCAACAATACTACTAACAACAAATTCAATCTTAATTTCTTCCTGAATGAAACATGTAAAGATGCAATTACAATGAATGAATTTATCAACTCAATTGAAGTGACTATGGATGATTTTATTAGAACAGGCAAAATAGGGTTTGTAGATGGCATATCCACAGTTATGGTAGAACGCATCAAAGGAATGGAAATGCATACAAGACCCATGCATTGTACGGATTTGAAGCGTGAAACAATGTATATCAAAAACGATGATGCGTGGGAAAAGGGAGATGTTGATAAAACTGTACTCCGTCGGGCAGTAAAGAATGTAGCTAATAAAAATTATAGTCAACTGAAACCATGGTTTGATAGTTCTCAACCGCAGGTGAACCAAGTAGGAACAGATGAATATGAAGACTATTTCCAATATTATAAGTCAGCATTAGGAGGATGTGGAAAAGAAGAAGACCGTAAATTTGAAGATAAAATAATCAAGAATGTTCTCAAAGAGATTGTTGTAGATAAATAGAAAATTGAAACATTATTTGTGTATATGCTTGTAATAACCAATACATTACAACAGTAAACTATGACAGAAAATACAAACGTCACTACACAAGAACCAAACGAGGAGATAGATATGACTATTATTATTGAGAAACTTATGCCGGTAATAACAACAAAAATAACTAAATATCACGAATTATTTAGTCTTCCATTGATAGCTGAACAATGGGAAGAAACATTACATCGCTCATTTACAGAAATAGGATATTCAACATCTTGGAAACCAGACCGTAGTCACGCAGTTGGTGAGGATATGCGTTTGATTGATGTTCCAAATTCTCGTATATCTTGTAAATCCGGACAATTCATCCATAATCGTGAATTAGGAACGGATTGTGTAAAATTCAATGGAAGCAGAAGTACAACATATGAAACATTAGAAGAAAAAATCGCCTATTTCAGCAAAAGTCACGATGACTACTATTTCATGCTATCTAAAAATAAAAACTTTGATAAAACCTACAAATTATTAGTATTTGACTCCACAATATGTAAAGCAGACAAGTTAGTATGGACAGAATCCAGTTCAGGTAAATCATGGAATGGAATAGGTGATTTTGCAGCTACGATTGGTAAGGCAATGAGTGCTCAATTATGGACAACATTACCTCTTAGTATGATAAAATATAGTTTAGACATTGATTGTAGATAATCGTTCATTACATAAATCAATATATTCAGAATTAATTTCAAATCCGATATAATTTACATTTTCTATTTTGGCGGCAACACATTCACTGCCTGATCCAGCAAATGGAACAACTACAAGTGTGTCATCACCATTTTTACTGGCTTTAATCAACTTTTCACATAACGCTAATGGTTTTTGTGTTGGATGATTCACTCGTTCTTTTTTACCAGCACCACCAGCAAGAGCCGATATTTTAATAACATCTCGTGGAAGTGCACCATTAGCATGAGCAGTATAAGTAGTTTCCTTTTCTCCATTACTAAAACGCCCTTTGGTAGCTTTTCTAACCTTACCAGCTGCATTTTTTAAGAATGTATCTGTATATGGTTCTCTAACATCATCTCTATTAAATATGGGTTTTTTATCTTTGTGACAACATAATATACTTTCGTGTGTTCTTTGCCAGAAATTGAGTGAAGGTGTTACTTTATTTGTATAATGCCATATAATCCACCTGACATTGATGTTAATTCTAACACGTATAAATGCTAATATCTCACTAAATCCATAAATATATAATGTGCCTTTAGGTTTCAATATACGAATGCATTCACTTATCCATTCGTCACACCAAAGTAGATATTTATCCATTTCTTGTTTATCACTATTATTACCAAAGTCTTTTCCAATGTTATAGGGTGGATCGCAAATGACAATGTCTACACTATCTGAGTCAATTTCTTTCATTCCTTCAATGCAATCCTGGTTGATTATTTTTTGTATTTTTGGGGCTTCTTTGTCCATAGTTTGAGAATTTGTTATTAGATTGTCCATATTATATCTGTTGATAAAACGGTGTTAATAAATTCAATTTTCTGTATAAGATTTGAAGTATTCTATTGGTGAAATATACAAATGGAAAAAATATATAAAGAGCTTGTGTTATATATTATTGTGTGAGTAGTGTGAATATTGTAAATAAAACTAGCAGTTGTATCCTCTGCATAAACAGGATTATGCAATTGTAGCTTAGTTGGTTAAAGCACCGGTCTTATGAGCCGGAGATCTACGGTTCAAGTCCGCACTATTGCAATAGGTTTTGTATATTTTATCCTTAAAAATAATCTTGGCTCTTATAGTGTAGTGGTTATCACTCAGGACTTTGAATCCTGAAACCCGAGTTCGAATCTCGGTAAGAGCTTGCATCGTTATATCGCATAGACAGCGATTTTGGAAACAAAACTACCCTATTATCGGATAGTCATACCATTATTACGATAGCAAGGATTTTGTATATTTTATCCTTAAAAAATATTCATTTCCTCGTTAGCTCAGTGGTAGTAGCATTAGTCTGTTAAGCGAAACATTTTTCGCTGCATATAACTAAATGTCACAGGTTCGATCCCTGTACGAGGAGAATTTACTATCCACATAATAATTGAAATACTTATTATGTGAATGAAGGATTACATATGTAATCGACCTTTCTGAGTAAACAAAAATATGTCGTTATTATATAAATATTAACAAACATGAAATTCACACGTAATCAAATAATGACATATATGGTATTAATAATATTGATTTTAGCATTGATTTTAGGCTTGTTATCGCAACCATCTAAGGAAGGTCTAAAAATAAAACCGGCAACAAATATTAAACCAAAGACGGAGAGTGATATTCAACCAAAAAAATACAGAGCAGAATTATATCAAGTGAAAGACAAAAAGATAGATTTACCAACATTTGGAGCAGTTCCACCAGAAATATTCAATCCGGATACCGCTTATTACATAAATGCAGTGTCATTTAACAAACCCGATGCTGAAAATAAGTCTGCCATATTCAAGATAGATAAACCAACATCAATAGTATTAAATATGGAGACAAAACGAGGTGGTAGTGTTATTGTTCTTGCACCACAAGATGGTGGAAAATTCCCTAAAAAATTCACATTCACATTGACAAATTTCATTTCTGAGAATAAACTATCAATGGACTTATGGGGTACGTCACCAACAATGGAAAATGCCCCATCCAATAGTATAATTGGTTCTGATAATTATAAGAGTTACCCTTATCCAAAGGATCTATTTAAGACAAAAGATGAAGATAATAAAATGATAGATGGACTAATGTCAGGTGGTATCAATATAGGTAATAATGCATTGAATATCATTGGTGTAGGACGTATCTTTGATAGAAATTTTAAGGACATTGGTGAAGTACAAAATATGAATGATACAATTACTGTTACGTGTAATGACTCCACCGACTTAACCGGTATGTTATTCTATTTAGGTAACGCATCAAGCGAATAATTTTGTAAATATACATTTGAAAATATTTACAAAACAACCAAATTATAATCCCTTACGATGGTCAATAACATATGGGTTTGAACTTAATTGGGTCATAACCTCTGGGTTCGTACGATCCATTTGAACATTAGAATACAAATTGCGTTCATTTCCAGCAACACGCCCCATTGTATTTACATCAGGTGTCTTATAAGGCATAGTTCCAGTGAGAGGACGAGAATTTTTTAAGAAATCATCACGATTTTTTTGACGGACATTAACATCAGAGTTCAATAATGACATATTGCCTTTGACTAATCTACCTTCAATAGTACTGGATTTAATATCATTATTTCTTTGATTATACCCAGCTTCATAAGAAGAAGTTTGTCTTGTCCCAGCTCCTGCACCTGCAACACCTGAATAATAGAAGTCGCCGGTATCTTGTCTGGATGTATGAGTTCCTTGATGTTGAGTGACTTTATATGCACCACCACGTTGATTTGCATTGATATTCATATGCATTTTAGATTTCTCAGTAGTTTCACGAGTAGTTGTTGGTAATGTGTCCTTAGGATTAAAAATATATGACTGAGGAACAGTTGTGCCTGGATTTTGATATGGACGTAATGTTCCAACCACATTTTCCTTTCTGGATGGACGGAATACATCTAATAATGGAGCAACTGCTGCGCCAATACTGCCGCTCACTAATCCAAAATAACTATCTTGTTTGTTTGCAGTACGGTTATTAGGATAAGCCTTTTTGGATTTTATACCATAATCAGCATCATATGCACCATTTCTGCCATTGGCATTGGCAACACCTAATTGGTATTGTCCTAATTGTTGATTATGGGAAGGCATATATTCACCTGGCATATAGGAAGCATCATTTTGATGTCCAGCAGCACCAGTATAGGAAACGGTAGTATCTGGACGTGATACATTACGTGCAACTGGAACAGCACGCATAGTTTGACCTGTTTCAGCACCACCGGTGGTAAATAAACGACCAATATCTCTTGTATTATCACCAAATCCTTCTTGGTGACCATTCATACTACGTTGATCAAATTCATACGCTCTTTCAGGACGATGTTTTTCCATGATACCCATTTGATCACGAGTAGAAATCTGTTTGATGGAACTATTAGCAGGACCTTCATGACCAAGTAGTGAGTGACCACCCGATTTGGGATTGTTATCAACACGTAATTCATCAACCGTTTTAGGCATCCAACTATCACGTTGAGCCATACCAGAATTAAATCCACCAGAACCATCATTTGTGTATCCTAAACCAAGTCCAGGACCAACATTATCTTGTTTGAAAGGATTTACATTTGACATTTTAGTACTGGGATTAACACGAGATTGTATAAAATCAGATCTATTTGGAGCTCCATGTGCCCATTGTACATTTTCATCAGGTGAAAATAATGGAGACCGTTCCGTTTTAGTGATAGTTTGAGAACCGGAACCAGTATAATTATCAATAAGCCCTTCGGTTGAATTCGCATTTACATTGCTTGTTCTCAAATTACTACCAAAGAAGGGTTGCATATTATTATGTTGAAAATAATCACCTTTTACACTTTCCCCAGTAAGAGAATAATATTCGGAGTCTCCTCCATTGTTACCATTAGTGGCTGGTTGTTTATTAAAGTATTTATCGGTATATACTCCACCGCCATTATCAAATTTGTTAGAGTTATATAATTCACTTGATTGATCAGATTCATTAGATTTATACATTTCTTCATTTGGATAGTTACGAGCGGGAAGATCAACATTGGGTAGATTACCCCCAGACGAGAAACCCTCCTCTTCGTCTTTTTTCTTATTTTGATTATTAATTAAATATAAACTTGATAAAGCAAAAAGTGGAACTACGACCTCCATTCTATATTATATAATTATATAAACTTTATATAATAATTTCAGATACCGATTGCATAAATGAATTGTTTTGCATGTATGACATAGGTAATTCTAAACCAACTCATTTATACTCTCTAATAAAATTGTCTTTTTCTAAATTGCGGGTCAACAAATTATCTTGAAACCCCTTTTCTAATCCATGATTAGGATTTAAATATGGACTATCCCATCTGGTTTGTTCTAAATCTTTATACATCCAAGCTGGATGACTAGCTCTTGTTTCTTGTACAAAAGGTTGAGACTTTTTGTATGAAACAGATGAAGGTTCTTGTGATTGTAGTTTATAATTATTTACATCAACATTGTCACGATTAAGTGGTCTGGTCATACCTTTCAAATCACTTTCTAAGTTTACTGTGTTGTTTCTCAAATTTGCACCCCATCCCTGTAACCGAATATGAGGGTCTTCAAAGAAGGGCAAATCAGTGCCTTGTCCAGGCATATTCAACATGTATCTACCGACAAAACTACTTTCTTCATTTTGTTTTTTGATTCTATTTGGGTCATCATGAAATCGTGTAAATGCCATGATTAATTGTTAATAAGATTAGTTATTATATCATTGGAAAATAATAATGCACAAAAATGTATATAAAATTTTGGTATTTTATATGTTAAATACATAGGTTCTCTCTTATGTCTAAAATATGTCTAAATATGATAGTAAAAAATGAAAGCAAGATTATTGTTCGCATGTTAACATCGGTACTACCAATAATAGATACATATTGTATATGTGATACAGGTAGTACAGATGATACAATAGATGTTATAAAATCTTTTTTTGATAGTCATAATGTAACAGGTAAAGTGGTTAGCGAACCATTCCGTGATTTTGGTTATAATCGTACGTTCTCGTTAAAACAATGTAATGGTATGCCGGATTCCGAATATTTATTATTGATGGATGCCGATATGATATTGGAGATACCTGAAACATTATCTATTGATACTTTTAAAAAAGCGTTAAAAAATGATGCATATTATATGTTTCAAGGTTCTCAACAGTTCTTTTATAAAAACATTCGTCTATTAAAACATACAGATGAACTATCATATTGGGGTGTCACACACGAATACATTAATTTACCCAAATATGCAGATATTACAGAAATTCCAAGAACCCAAATGTTTATAAATGATATTGGTGATGGAGGGTCTAAAACTGATAAATTCATTCGTGATATAGATCTATTAAAACAGGGACTTAGTGAGAACCCAGACAATGACCGATATACGTTTTACTTAGCAAATAGTTATAAAGATGCAGGACAGTACCAAGATGCAATAGATACATATAAGAAAAGAATAGAGATAGGTGGTTGGAATCAAGAAGTCTGGTATTCTTATTACATGATAGGAAAATGTTATACTAAATTAAATGATATACCAAATGCATTGTTTTATTGGTTAGAAGGTTATGAATATTATCCAGAAAGAATAGAGAACCTATATGAAATTATAAAATACTACCGTTTAAATGGACAGAACAAGTTAGCATATCATTATTATAAAATAGCTGACTATCATCGTAATGAAAACCAATCAACTGATCATTTGTTTTATCATAAGAATATTTATGAATATAAATTGGATTATGAATTTACAATTATTGCATATTATTGTAATTTTGCAAACATGAATGTGTATAAATCATTTATGAAAGTATTAACCAGCCCGAATGTAGATAACAATATACACGGAACTTTATTACGAAATTACAAATTTTATACATATAATTTAAAGGATATATCAACACCCACCGATTATATAAATCAACTGAATAATATACAATATGATGTAGATATTGGAGACAAATTCACGACATCAACACCATCCATTTGCATGAATAATGATACCATATATATAAATACACGATGTGTAGATTACCGTATAGATGAGAATGGTAGATATACAAACAATGACATAATTTCAACGAAGAATATCATTACAATATTTGATAAGAGAGAACAATATTGGAAGAAAATGGACGAATTTATTGTAAAATATGACGAAAAACATGATGGATTATATGTAGGAATAGAGGACATACGTTTAATGGTAACTAACGGAGAACTATATTTTAATGCAAACCGAGGTATGAAATATAATGACATTCGTATAGAATCAGGAACAATAGATTTATTCACTCAACACACAAAATCATCATTAGTATTAAAAGAAAATGCTCGTTCGGTTGAGAAAAATTGGGTATTGTTCAATGCTAACAACACAATAAAGGTAATATACAAATGGTATCCATTAACAATTGGAGAATACAAACAGAATGACGAGAACCATACACAATTTGAACTGACAAATACAATAAAAACACCCTTGTTTTTCAACCGTCTGCGTGGTTCAACAAATGGTATAAATATTGGTGATGAATGTTGGTTCATTGCACACATAGTGAGTGATGAAGAACGCCGATATTATTATCATATTTTTGTTGTATTAGATAGTACCACATACGAGTTAAAAAAACACTCTAATATATTTACATTTGAAGGTGATAAGATAGAATATACACTTGGATTTATATATCTGGAAAAAGAAGATCAGTTTGTTATAGGATATAGCACAAATGATAGTACATCAAAATTTATGTCATTAGATAAGAAAAAGATTAAACAAATATTTTAGTGTGATTGATAACATGAATAATTTCTTCAAGTAACATATATAGTAATGGAAACATCAAAAAATCAATCATTTTTAATGTATTTTCATTCAGCATTTCGTAATGTCGGATTATTTACTACATTATCATATGCATCACTCGGATATTCACGTGTTTATCGTGGTAAATCATTTAATTATGATGTATTGCTGATATTAGTAAGCATATCATTTCTAATAATAGCAGCATTGATCAACTATTTTTTATATAATGATTTTAGAACCTATATACATAAAAATAAGTTAGAAAATGACAATATTGCAAACTATAAAAATGTAATGTATAGTGTATTTGGTATTCATGGCATACTACTAGTTCTAGCATTAATTACTGGAATACGATCATTATCAAGTACATAACCAAGACACATATTACACCACAACACTAACTTCGGCTTGTTTACATAAACCAAAACTTTTCCTATGCCATTGAGAAATGCCATAAGTTCGGATACCTTCAAGGTGTTTTTTAGTACCATATCCCATATTGGATTCTAGTCCATATCGTTCGTTTAGGAGTGGATATTTGGCACAAAGATCTAATATATAGTTATCCCGAGATGTTTTTGCAAGTATACTTGCAGCAGCAATAGCCATATATTTACCATCCCCCTTTTCAACCGTAACGTGACTTAATTGTTGTATCATTTCAATGTTTTCGTCATAAACCGTATATGGAGTGAAATAATTACCATCAATAACCGCCATAAAGTCGGAAATAGGAATAGTAGTATTTTGTAGTATATTTATTTTACGAATTGTTTCTTGAATGCATTCATGCATACCTAACATAACTGATTTTAGAATATTTATGTTATCAACTATATCAGCTTCAACATAGGCAACATGCCAAGCTAATGCATTTTCTTTTATATAGTCCGCAGACTCATTTAGCTTTTTTTTAGAGGAGAATTTTTTACTATCTTTGATATCTTTTCCGGAGAAGACAGCGGGGTCTTTAGGTAAAACTACACACGCAATATATACACGACCAAATAGACACCCCCTACCAGCTTCATCAATAGATAATTCAAGTAAATGTGGAGGGTCGTTATAAAAGCGTTCAAGTAGAGGAACACTGCCCCGACGAGGTTTGGTAATATGTTCAAGCGGTTCCATAGTTATTAATGTAAATAAAACGAATAATATTAATAAATTCAATTTTACAATTATTGCTATATCTTTTTCGTTCTATACTGTATATAAAATGAAAAGCATGAAACTATCGCCATTGTTAATGTTTGCAATGCTATTAATTATTTTAGTAATATCCGTAATTATTGGAAGATGGAATACATCAGAAGGTTTTGTTGCATTTCAACAAGATAAACCAACTGGATCAGATGGAATGGTTTGGATACCACAATATTCTGGTGATGTAAATAAAGAAGGTGTTTATAAATTAAATGATAATATGTTTTTTGATTTCAATAATGGAAATTTAATTGAACTTGATGCAGATGAATATAAGATTGTTACTGAACCACCTGCTACTGAACCACCTGCTACTGACTCATTTACAACATATGAAGGTATGGAAAATGAAGATGTTACTGGTCCTGCGAATCTATCTTTACAAAATGCACAAAATTCTTTATCTAGTGCAAACGAAGATATTCCAGCCGCACAACTGGCGGCTGATAATGCATCTGAAACAAATGGTAGCAATAATTCGGATATAATTAATGCCATAACGATACAAATTGGTTTGATTGATATAGAAAAAGGTAATGTTGAAAATACAATGTCAACTCTTAATGAAGCAATTAA